CCGAAGGTCTGCACCTCGTACATGCGCTTCTGGTTATTGCTGAGGCGGGTCACCACAAACGGATAGTCGTCGTAACCATTCAAAAGCTCATGCTTGGCGTAGCCCTCTGCGCTTGGGTGAAAAACGGTGCAGTAGATGCCCTCGCTGCCGTCCTCTTCGTCGATGAGTCTCTGGTAGCCATAAATCACCATAACGAGGTCGTTGTCATCGGTGATGGGCAGGCGGGTGACATTCTTTTGTTTCTCCCCGTCTAGGTACATGCTGTCCTTGCCACGGAGTCGCTCGATAGCGTTTTCGACCCAGTCCTCGTCCCATCCCTCGTTGGTGACCTTTTTCTCCAACTCTTGGGCAGTCAGGAAGGTTCTCCAAAAAATGTAGGGTGACCGCTGCGGGTCGGAGACATAGGGTGGTAGGATCACCTCCCCGTCCGGGGCGCAGGAATGGACGACCGGGCGATCCACGGTTACCCTCGGAATGGGTATTTGCGCCTCTCCCTTCGTTCTGAGGTCTTTGAGGGCTTTTCTGGCTCTCTTCCCCGAAAGCGCAGGGAAAGCCTGAGAAATCAATCCTAGGGCCATTTCCGTGGCATTCTCGTCCATGAGCAGATCCACCATCTCTGGTGCGGCCTGCGCGATCTCGTCCAGAGTCATGGTCTGGAGGTAGGTGCGGGACTCCCGCTGCCATCCCACATACGAGATCATCAATCCTTTTTCCAACAGATAATTAGCCCCCAGTTCCATGTGTTCCCGGAAATTTGGGATGTACGAGGAGCGCATCCACTTCAGGAAGCCGCTAACCATCGCCGCCCGTGGCATGGATGCCATTGAGGTCGGGAACGCCTTGATGTGGGAGCGTTGCAAAGCTTGGTCGAAAAGTGCCACATAGGTATCGATCCGCTCACCGATCACGTTAACCTCTTGGTCGGAGGCTCCCTCCCACGGGAATGCGTTAGCACCGTGTTTGCGGAGGTCGTCACTCTTGCCCGGCCAAATGTTGCGCCGCTCGTCGTAGCTGCGGAGGCAGGTCTGGAAGTACTCGTCGAGGTCTATGAGTGCGGTTTCGTAGGCATAGGTAAGCGCACCCACATCTGGTTCCCTGTCCAGATAAATCAACGATTCGCCTTCTAGGGCTTCTGAGTCAGTTTCCATGGTATAATTCGTAGGTGTCGGAGTCTAATTTCCTGTTGATTTTAATAGTCTTGTGAAGCAGTCGCTGGGACATGCGGTTGGGAACCTCGATGGCAATGCGATTCCCATCCAACCCTGCATATACATACCTTGGGTTAATTGCTAGTCCAATAACCGTGACCTCCAAAGGCTCGGCTGCTGGTTCTGGGGCGGGAATGACCGCTTCCGCTTGTGGCTCCACCTTTGGCGCAACCTTCTTGGCCACCTTCTTTGCTGCTTTTTTCTTTGTTTTCATGGTTAGTATCCTCCTGTGCCTTGTCTAGTTACAGCTATATGTGACCCGTCCACGTGGTCAATGCCAGAGATTGCGGCGTAGCGCAGGACATCTATGGGGTCTTTCCAAGCCTCCTTCAGACCACCATCGCCCGTGTATTCCGACAACGCTTGGATGATGTTCTCACACTCCTCGCTGACATAGAAATGCGGTCGGTTGACCGAATCTGACGGCATAGTTACATTCCAAGACATTTTCCCGATCAAAGCTTGCAACCCATCGTCGATTTCCAAGCCGGGGGCGGGTATGCACACGATGCCCTCGTCGTTCAAATCCTCGATAATGGATGATGCCCCGTCCGCAGACTGGTACTTGGCAGCACCAAGTCGGGGGTCAATGAGACGCTCTAGAATCTCCTCGTCACCCTCTAGGTCTTTTATCAGTTCCACATAGTCGCGGATGCCGTATCCCTGCCCCTTTGCCCCATCCCCAGCAACCCACTTGCCCCCTCGCCACTCCGCCCAGTCACCGACATCCACGCCCGGCCATTCCCTGTAGACCCAGAATGTTCCAGTCGCGTCCACGGCAATCCATGCCATGAACCAGTTCTTCGCTCCCGCAGGATCGACAATATGGTAGCGCGTCACATTTTTCGTTGGAATAGTGTCGGGAGATACCACATTTACCTCCTTGTTGAACTTGGGAAACTTGGTGGCGTGGGACTTGACTGGAACCCCGTACGCACGAATTAGGATCTCCTCCCTAGGCCTCCCAACCAAAGTCTCCTTAATCCGCTCGTAGCCACCGAAAGGGTTGTCTTGGGAGTGGAAGTAATGCACGGATGCATTGCGCTTCTTGCTCCGCTGGACATAGGGGACAAGCTCGCCATTTAGCAGTTCAGCCTCGCGGCTTTCTATGCTGGTTGCTCCATCCAAATACTCTTTGATCACCTCCGTGTACCCGTCAATAGGCGTGAAGGTCAGCAACAGTTTTGCGTTGCGGGTTGCCAGTCGGAACCGCAGGGTGTTTATAAGCTCAGGGCCAAGCAAATACTCATCCAACCAAACGCCCACATTATGCCAATTAGGAGAGCGAGAACCCAACTCCGCTCCCTCCAAGATGGTCGGGTTGTTCTGGTACTGGGAGTAGGTCTTAAATATGATCTGAGAGCCGTTGGGTAAAATGAGCGATGAGTCAGTAAAGCCATTCTTCTTTGTGTAGGAAATGTATGTCCCGGAGGATGTCTGCTTCGTGCGTAGCTCCGCTGGAAGCCAATCCCACACGGCGCTCTGCTGCTGGCGAATGCTGACCTCGGAAGTCTGTGCAAAACACATGATCTCGGCATTAGGATTCTCGATAGCAGCACGCACCACCGAAAACGCGCCCCACTGCGTCTTGCCGCTGCGGTTGCCTCCTAGTGCCACAATCTCGTTTACCTCCTGTAACTGATCCTCTGCCTTCGCCCAGTGGGGGAGTCGGAAGCCAAAGCGGTACGGGTCTCGTTCTGCGTTGTCTACGGCTTCGTGATAGACCCTGTGAAGCTCCACAAGGTCAGCAGGCTCCATGAGGGCAATTTCCTCATCGGTAGGCGGGGAAAGGATCTGGTGGGTGCGCCACTTCATGTTGTCTTGTATGCCCCGGTCTCCATCAGGATGTCCTTTATGTGGTAGACGCTATCACAATCATCACACCCAAGGGTGTCGTCCTCTGGTGGGAATGACCCACGGTTGCCGCCCACAAGGTGAAGCTCGCGGTGTTTCTTGCGGTTCTGGCAGTGCTGACAGACTCCTATAAATGGCTTTATGTGCTTCTCCAGCACCACATTCCAAACCTTAGTGTTGAACTTCTCGGCCAAGTACGAGGCGTAGGCTAGGGTGTGGCACTTGTGCTGCGTGCCGTCCTGCTCCACCACATAGTGGTGAAATATCGGCCCATCAAATCTCGACTCTGGTTCTGGGATCATGCGACAATTTCAGCCTCAACTGCCTTCGCCTTCACCTTGCTGGCAATGCGAGATTTAGCCTCTGCAATCATCTTGGCGGCATCGTCGATACTCGCCCCCTGCCTGTGTTCCACGACCGCAGTAGCCATACCAGAGAGTTGCATGGACTTGTCCGTTAAGACCCCCACTGTGATCGCCAGTCGGTCTGGGGAGATGTTCTTGAGTTGTTCGGGATCGTCGAACAACTGGTCTGCCTTCGCGAACAACAGGTCGGTGTAGGTCTCCGCCGCCATCGCATATTTCTGCGAGAACTCCTTACGCTTCGTCTCCAGAGTGTCGCTGTGCCTCCACATGAGCGACCGCACGGTGTCACGGGCAAGCCCGGTGATCTCGGAGGTGCTTTTGATGCTCTTCCCCTGTGCGAGCAGCCAGAGGCACTTTGCCGCCGCCTGCGGGTTCCAGAACTCCACACGCTGCCTGTTGCCGTGTTCCTCGGCTCGGCGCATGACCTCTGCGAACCATTCTTGATCTGGTTCTGCGGTTAGTTTCTCGCTCATGGTGGTTAGTTTTACTTCAGCTTTGCGGCACTAGAAATGGCATCTGCATTTCCAGACGCTTTCTTTCCGTATTTCATCCTGTATTCGGACTCAACCTCCGCATCGGTATCGGCGTAAATGGTGTCAATCGCGTCAGAATCCCCTTGGGCTGCGGATGATGCAAGTGCGTGAGCAAGGTCTGGAGCGTCTTTTTTAACGGCAAAGAACGCGCCGCCATCGCTCTCGTAGATTTCATATCCAACTCGTTTTAATCCATCGAAACCCCTCGGCATTGGTTTGCTGAATGCCCGAATATATTCTTGGGCAATTTGCTTGTCGCTATTGTCTTCCATTTCTTTGTGATTTGGTTTCTTTGTTTTTACCCTTTTCCGCGCGGAAGACAATGCCAATTTTGGACTGATCTCGGATTGTATTTACGATGTTGAATTCGGATGCCTTGCTGTTTGGGTCGTTCAGCTTCAGCTTGCCCGGCTTGACTGGCAACTTTGAGTATTCGTTTAAGAAATTAGGGAATGATTCCAGAACCGATCTTTGGTTGGTGTTGTAGATGTGCTTGGACTCTGCCGGGCCAAGCATAGACCAAAGATATGCCTCATGAGCGACAAAGTTTGGATTGGCTTTGAGTTGCAATGCCGCCTTTTGCTCAGATGGTGACATCCTAGCAATTTCCCGTGGATCATCTCCAAGGTAGACTGCCTTGAAGTTAGGATCACTTGAAAGCTCGACTGAGCTAACGATGTGTAGACTGTCACCAGTCAACTGATCTCCAATTGCCTGTGAGATTTTCTGCGAATCAAACCCGTGCCATTTTACGGATGCTTCCTTGTTCTTTACAGCAAGGATGAGAGACTTCCTGCCCTTGAATGTATTTGAAAACTTGTCCAGTTCGCGTGATGGCAATAGACCTTCTGCCTTCTTAAACTCCTTGGTCTTTTGATATGCCTTGAGTTCTTTTTCGGCCTCGACCATTGCCTTCTTTTTGGTTTCTGAAGTAGGCGTTTTTTCGTAAGCCCTGCGTTTATTTTGGTAATTCCTAAACAAAGCATCTACTTTAACCTCTTCATTGCCTGCTAATTTAGTACCAAGTGCCTCCTCAAGAAACTTATTTTCATCATCAATGTCTTTTTGGTTTCCTTCAATTTCATTTTCTAACGCTAGTCTTTCTTCGGGACTCAATGGTTTTTTCCCAACATATCCTTTTGCTTGAGATATTGCCTTGTCGTCTTTCTTCAATAAATCAATAAGATCCTTTTTGGTTTTTAGCAATGCTCTCAAGTCCTGCTTATTTGCTGATGATTGCGCCTTTTTGAGTGCAACATTCATCACAATAAGCAATGTGCTTTGGTCTTTTGCAGAAAGGTTGGAGTTGGCAATCTCGTTTGAGAAGATACGCACAGTTCTCGTATTTGAATCGTGAGCGTGCTGATCCATGTTATAGGTAAGAAGTGTGGTAGCACCATACTTCTGTGCCTTGGTGGACATGTTCTTTACCGGCCCCCATGCATTGTTAGACCAAACAAGCTTGTACTCATTTCCATTACCATCATCAACAATGATGTCTTGGTTAACTTTCAGGTCTGGAAATGAATGACCACCCATGTCACCGTCAGTAGCACCATGCCTGTCTGCCATCGCTAGCTGTACAACCGCGCCATCGTACAAATCGTCGAAGTCTGCGAATTCAGGCTGCTTCATTAGTTGTGGATCAAACTTAAATGACACATCTTCTCCATTCTTGTTCTTCGCATATAGGATGGATGCTCGCTTATCGAACTTTGACACCGTGAAATCCTCTACTGGGTATTCATGTCTAGTTGAGATTGTTGGGAGTGCTTCTGTGCTTTTGATTGGCCTATTAAGATTTACGATTCCATCAGGCCCAATAGACTGATAAAGGAATGTAGTGTCCCGGCTAGACTGGTAATTTGCAGGAAGTGGTTCTGGCATGAACCGCATATCCCTACTCCCCACATCAAACCGCTTGCTCAACGGGATTACATTGCCAGAATCGTCGCGGGTGATGGGGTCGGCGGATTTGATTCTTGTTGCATTTGTGATTGCTACTTCTGTTCCGTCTTCTGCATTATTTGGAATATAATCTACTTCTGGATCAATCGCCAAATATGCGTTAATTTCACGAGATCCATATCCTTGTTTGAATCCCTTGTCTTCAAGCATTTTAGTTAGTTTCCTAATTTTAGGCCCATCAACAGTAAAGAAAACTGCTGGTTTTCTAAATTTAATGTTTCCACCAGACGCTGAACCAGTTTTAGATAAATCAAAAACACTAAATTTATCACTATTAGTGCGATGAAAAGCACGAACACTATAGCCTGCCTGCTTCGCAGCCTCATCCACCATCCTCTGCTGTGCCTCCACATCACCAGACTCCACAGCTTTCATGTAGTCGGAGTCTAGTTTCTCTGGCATGAAGCGGGTGGGAGCAGCTTCCCCTCTAGACTCCTTGCTGTCCAAGAAGCTCATAACGGATGAAATTGCAGACTCGGTGCTTGCTCCAGAGTCTCCCCTGCCGGCCCATGTGGTGAATTCTTCCTCAATGTCTCTCTTCGCTTGATCAACCTTGTCTAGAATGTCTTGAGGGAAGTATCCAGATGGAGCGTCATTGATGATGAAGTCAAGCTCGTCAATCGCCTCGCGTTCTGTGAGGTTTTCGTCCAACCCATCGCGGATTTCGCGGAGTCTAGTGAGCGTGACATCACTACCCTGCTCGCCATCTGGCATAGCTCGCTGGGCTTCTGGCATGCGGACTTGGCTTTCCTCGTAGCTTGGAGTGTAGCGTAGATCCTTTGGCTCGCCATTCTCGTCTAGGATTGGCTCACCTTCTGGGAGGTAGTTCACCTTCACTAGGTGATTCTGGTAAGGCAAGTTAGTGCGTCCTTCCAATTCCGTTGCCTTGTTGATGCGGTCAATTCGGTAGGTCTTAACCACGGCATTCTTTGCCTTTTCTGCGGCTAGTAGCGGGTTTATGTCCTTCTGACCCTTGCCGACATTTCCGAACACGGTGTTGATGAAGTTTTTGCGGACTTCCCACTCATTTCCGTATTCTTTCTTGAAGTAGGCATCGGTTGGCTCGTTGCGACCATGATTCTCAATCACTTGGTTTACATCGTTCAGAATCTGCTCTGCGTTTCCTTTGTAAAGTGTTTGCCCTCGCTTGCTCGCTGCCTTCTCAAAAGCGTTAGCATGCAACTGCTGGACGCTCATGAGACGAACTAGTAGGTTGCCGTCCTTGGTGATCTTAATGCCGTACGGGACAATCTCACGCATGGAAACTCCCAGTGTGTCGTAAGCCACACGCTTGCCCTTGCGTTTCTTAGTAGCAGGTTGGTTAAACACTAGGAATCTGCGCCCCGTGTTCTCTTTAGCTGCACCATTAAGAAGATCTAGCTGTCGAAGTTGCGCGTTATTAAACCTCCCGGATGCACGAAGTATTTGAATCTGACGATCCGTAAGATATTCACCAGTCCATGAATCCTCTTCTGGGTTGAATCTCAACTCACCAGGCTCAAGTGTCTCTCCACGATTAAGTCTGTTTTGTTGGTCTTCAACTAGCAACAATCCAGAGGTTGCCCTGAGTTTTTCCGTTTCATCCGAAAGCGGAATTAACTCGCCATTTCTATCACGCAAAGGAACGCCATTCTCATCACTTTCAAACATGGATGGCATTTCATTCAAAATAGGGTCATCTTTCCCGCTAATAGGAATCATATGCCCTTCAGACTCACCCTTAGTGACTTTTGCGACATGCATGGGGCGACCAGCAGACTCGGAGATCATCTTGCGGAATAGCTTCTTCATCTCTGGAATCTCTCGGATTCCTTCAGCTAGCAAACCATTTCCGTAGACTGCCCGTCCGTTCTTGTCGGTAGCCCCACCAAGCTTGTAAAAGAAGTCCTTGATGATGGGTGCTTGTTGCAGGATAGCATTTCCAAACGCCTGCATCTTGCGAGTTACCAGCATGCGTCCAGCTTGCTTTCCAAGTTCACCAGTTTCGGCCATGCCCATCATGTCATCTGCCATCGAGTCAACGAAGTACTCAATTGCAATGTCATTGTCGGTAGGTGCAGCAAATGCTCGCTCTCTGGCTGGAACCTTTTCACCTGCGGCAATCCTTGTGTTGATCTGCCTGTTGTGTTGGGCCTCCAGCCTGCGTGTGTACTCGTCCTTGAACGCTTGGAAGTTTTCGTCAAGCTTACCGTCTTTCCCACGCAGGAGACCACCAGTCTGAACCCCGTCTCCAACTAGGGCTGCGGCAATTCCACCTTCCATCTGGTTACGAACCAAGATGTAGTGGTTAATCTCATGCGCCAGCAATGGCTTGAGAGGGTTGCGAGCCATCGGGTTGATGAACGCAGTATTGCTTGCTGGGTCAAAAGCACCTCCACCTTGGTCGGTAAAACGAATGTTGAGGTTTGGGAATGATGCTGAGTAAGTTCCAATAGAACGCTTCATGCCGTCATTGAGAGCATTGAATGCAACTCGTTGGCTGCCATCTTTCAGAGTACGATAGAAGTTTATCGCATCGCCACGCTGTAGTTTCTTAATGCGTTCTTGCGAACCAGCAGTAATTCCACCAAGTGCAGCACCAGTTCCTCCAAATACCACAGTTTCGGCTGCAGCTTGCTTGAGGGTATTCATGTCCATCTCTCCACCCTCTGAAATCCATTGGAAGGCAAGGTCAACAGGATATGCAGCAGCCATACCTTTTGTTACATCACCAGCAAAACCAGTAATTCTGCTACCAAGTGTGGAGGTATCCATTAGGTGTGCAATCGACCTTGGCACGGCTCCTAGCGTCTCGTAATTTGCCACCCGTTGCCAGAATGGTATTTGGCTGCGTGCATTTGCTGTCTCTTTGCCAATCATCCTCACAAAGTGTCCAGCACCTTTCAAAAATGGTGCGGTAGACCACGCTGTGCGAATTGCCGCAGGGACAAACGCAGCCGGGCCAAGTCCCATTGCCGCTCCAGCACCACCAAGACCAGAGAGCGAGGAAATGCGGTTCATCGCGTTCCACGCTTTATCTGCGCCGATCTTGGAGGCTAATGCGGAAAGTCCTTTGTCGATTCCAATCATTGCCATTCCAGTACCCTCAACAAGCCCACCAATTGCTTGTATTGGGAGACCGGGCAGTTCTCTAGCCCTCTGTGACACAAATTTGATCTTGTCAGCTACAGCGGCATCTTGAGCCAATTTAGCAGCCTCGTCGGAAGCCCTTGCAATCTCGTCGGTAAGACCTTGAACTCTGGCCCCAGCATCCAGCCCTTTTGCGCGAAGATTGTCAGCAAGTTTACGGGTAGCGTTAGCTCGTTCTGGAAGCCCAAGTCTAGAATACTTGTCGGCCTGACGCTCGGCAAACAATGCCTCCTGCTCGGCTTTTTGAGCTAGATAATTGGTTTGTGCAAGGTGACTATTTAGACCCGTCACTCGCTGACTTGCTTCCAATGCTCTAGCGGCTTTAGCCTCAGACTCTAGAAGCTTGCGTGAAATGGGTTTGAATGCTTGAGCAAGTCCTTTGCGTGCAACGCCAAATCCAACTCCAGCAGCAACAGATTCAGGGGCCAATGGATTGACGATTGAAAGTGCCAATCCAGCCTTTCTTCCTTCCTCAATGGCACGCTGCGTTTCTTCGTCTCCAAGTGTAACTTCAGCTTGCTTTCTGCCCTCAGCAAATTGCGTTTTAACACCGATTACTTTAGCAAGCTCATCAGCAACCTCTGATGTATTTACCTTCTCCATGTCTGCCATATCACGATCAAATTTTTGATCAAGATATGCTACTTGATAGTCCTGCATCACCCCTTCATTAAAGGCTTTTGCCCACAGCTTGTCTTCTGCGGTAACCAAGCCTTTTCCGATGGTTGTTGTTGAGATAGCCATGTCTTTGACTATCTCTTCAGCTTTGATGCGCCTTTCTGCTTGCTGTTCTGGTGCAAAAGTTCCCCCAGATGAAGCGTCAAGCAAAGCTAGTTCACCAATTGTTTTGGCTCCTTTTCCAACATCGGATGCCAACTGCTTAATGCCATCCCATAGACCGATGTCTTCTTGCTCATCAAGATTTAGTTTTTTGGACTCAATATACAGGTCAATGTTTTCTTCCTTCAGCAGGTCGTCCCTGCTAGCCATCAGTGCCTTTCCTGTATTGTTCAGCGTATAGTCATCGTTCAGTGCCCCAACCTTTTTCAAGGAAAGTGCCATCTGCCCTTCTTCCGTAACCTGTCCATCTTGAGTTGCGTACCCAACACGCACCAGACCCTCTGGCGTACTAACGGCAGGTAGCACACCAATGCTGCCCATCCTGTTGGCATGTTGGAAAAGGGCTTTTGAAAGTGCGTCTTTTTGTTCCTTCGTGCTTTCTGGATTGAGTGGCATTATTATCTCCCAAAGAATTGTATGTTAAGATTATTGAGCGAGTCTGCGTACGGATTGGATGTTGGCTGAACTGGTTGTACTTGTCCAGTCTGTGGCTGGGTATCTTGTTGTTGAGGAACACCTTGCAATCTGCTTTTTAGGCTATTAACCCTGTTGAAGTATTCAATCTCATCCCTAAACATTGGGACAGATTCTGGGTTGTCGAGAATCTCAGCAGCCTTGGTGGTTTGCCTGTTTGATTTAGG